GTTTACTACTTTGAATTGTATATCGTTAAATCTATCGTATATAGCTTTATAATGTTTTATCCAGTTTTTAGGATCGATGGCTTTTGCATTTTTGCCAACATATCCGTTTGTGTCTTTATATAAATTATTTACTGTTTTTGTATTAGAATATATATCATGTCCAAAAAGATAGATACCTTTATCAACATTAGGCTGTTGTGTTGCAATCAGCATAGATAGTGCACCTGCGTTTGTTCTAGTATCAAAACCTTTTAGACTTTGTACTTTATCTTTTTTCTTTGTCCATGTAATTGTGTAACCTACTGTATCTAAATCACAATGTAATTTAAAATCATCGTCTGTAAGTGTTGGATCTTCTTTTGATTTTTCTTTTTTAAAATCTTCCATCAAGTCTTTGTTGTTTGCCCAACATACAAAAAATCTTTTCTTTGTATTAGGCCATGAGAACTCATCTACATATCCATCTAAACTTTCAACATCACCAACAAACTGTTTATAGTGTTCTTTTACAAATAGCTTATCATAGGCTGTGTGTTTTATCTTTTCCCACTCTTTGAGATAACAAATATTTTTAAATGCATAACCAGAACGGTATATCTCATGACATAACTTGTAATCCATAGCAACAAGTATATTAGGTGTGTAGTCCCTATATAGTGCATTACAACCTATTGTGTTATGACCATCTAAATTAGATAAGTCATAATCTTTACGACTCTCACCATTACCTATACAAATAATCATTTTAATTTAAATTCATAACCAAATGATATACCAACTCTATCAGTATCATGTTCATAAGCAGGTGCTATAAAGAAACCATCATTTACAAATCTCCACATCGGAACAATTTTTGAACCTGAGTAACCTGTAACTAAACCATATTCCATATCCCATTTTCTATCAACATTTTCTAAAACCTTACCTACATATAAACTTGTTTTACTTTCACTATTATAATAACCACCAAATATAGTATCGTCTAAAGTACATCGAGCATGTGGGTGTATATTATTATAATCACCAATTAAATTAAAATGCATTGATATAGCTAATGCTAAACTAAAACAAGTATTCATCTTTTAAACATCTTTAATATTTTTTTTATAGGCTCATAAACTTCCCATATCTTTGTGATATGATCATCTAGTTTTTTTTCAAGATTATCTATTTTCTTCTCTAATCTATCTAGTTGTTTTTTCAATTTATATTCCTCCACTTGTAAACTTCTTCCACTCTATTGCATTCTTGATTTGAAATGTCCTATTGTTTATTTGTCTAATGATTTGCTCTACATGATTAACAACAGTTCTTAAATATTCTATCTTTTGTGATTGTTGTATTATCTCAGGATCAGATAATAAGTATTTGTCTATATCTGCTCGTAGTATTTTTAAGTCAAATGGTTTTTCCATATAGACTTTAGGATCGGCTTTACCTGTGTAATATTCCCACTTGTCTTTGTGTAGTATTGCATAATCACTATCAGCCTTTTTTAGTAATAGATTAAATTTAGATAACAGTTTTAAATATTTATTATGAAGCTCTGGTGTTTTCAGGGATTCAATATCCAATTCTGTATCATCTAATTTTAAGTCTTTATCTGCTAGTGCTTGTATTTCTTCTAAATTCATAATCTTATATTATATCACAAAAACCGTGAAAAGTCTAGGTAAGTTTGAAAATTTCGTAGTATGCATATCCCATTGTAAATGTGGATTCTAGGTATGTCACATCGGTTGCATCTTGGGTAAAATCTATACCTGATAAAGAAACCGGGTATAAATCTCTAAATCTAACCTCTGCTATTGGGTTGTTTTTTGAAGACAATATTGTAAGTATACCATCAGAATAGATAGGTGCATCGTTAGGTGCATTACCAGTTTTTCCTGCCTCAATAGAAACTCTACTTGGTATACTTTGTGGTGACTTATCTCTACCAGTTCTTAACAGGTCAAGGTATTCTTTGTGGTCCACAGGAAATGCTGTGCCACGCATCCAATCTTGTACTTCAATATAGTTATTAAAAAACTCATCTACAATAAATGTGATGTTAAGGTTTTCAAAAGTAAGAGTATCTCCAGGTAATGTTATATTACTTAATGGTGTAGGTTGTGTAACTTCACCTATCGATACGCCAGGTATATTTGCAGCCTTTACAAAAAATTCAGTCTTTGGTAACTTGTCAATCAAGAACCTAAACTGTGTATTAGCAGCATAATCTAAATTTGATGGTTGTCTGTTAAATGAACTAGTTTCAGTCATATTACTATTTATATTAAAAAAACAGGCTTATTAAATGCTCATAGAAGCATAAAAGAAATGTGTGCTGATACATTGTATCAATAAAAAAGGGGCCCGAAGGCCCCTTGGTGGTGTTCTATACTGTTTCCAGTATAGAGGTGAAAATTAATTACATTAAGTTGTTTACTTCAACTCTTCTGTAATAAGTGTTAGTGTCTACTGCACCAATATCAGTTACCTGAGCACTAGTTCCAGCAAATGGGTTTGCGATAAGACCATATCTAGTCTTGAAACCAATTTTAGGTTGGAAACTGTTCTCAGCTACTGCTCTCACCATTTGTAGTGGAACATATGGGCAATAGAACATACCTGCATCGTAAGGTGAAGTTCCTTTGTAACCGATTACATAGTATTGTCTAGCCGCAACATTAGCTGCATACGGATCGATGTATACTTTGTATCTTCCGTTAAGAACACCAGCAAAAGTATTACCAGTATCATCAACATTTAGGTTGTTAGAAAGTGCAGGAGCGTAATCTAACACACCAGCCATTTGAAGTGCAGAAGCAACATCTGCTGAACAGATTATTAAGTTACCTTTACCTCTTCTAGTTTGTTGTGCGATTGCGTTTGCATCTCTTTCTAATTGGAACATTAAACCTTTGAATTTCTCTACAGACCATCTACCGTTTGAGTCAGTATCTAAATCAAATTTACCAGCAGTTGTAGTGTTCACTTGAGCACCAGGTTTTGCTGTTCTGTAAATTGATCTAACTACTTCACGGTTGATTTCCGCAAGAATTTCAGATGATAAAATGTTTGCAAGTTCTGTTTCTGCATCAAGACCATGGATTGCTTTTAAATCTTGAGCAAGTTCCATAGTGTAGTCAGCTTTAAGCTGTCTAGTTTTTGCAGTTACAGTTGACTTCTCGATTGAGAAAGCCATTTCAGCAAAAGATGAAGAAGCTTCAGCAGTTGCTGTTGCGATACCAGTACCAGTTGTATACTGTGTAGAAGTATCATTTAATACTGCAGGGTTAGTACCAGTTTGAGTACCTGTTCCTGAGAAGTCTGTATCAGGCTCATTGAATAGAGCTTCTGTTCCAGAGTTTGAAGTAAATCTTGACTTCATAGCGAAGATTAGACCAGTTGGTCCAGTCATTGGTTGTACGCCACAAATGTCATAAGCAATTAAATTAGGCATTGCTCTTCTTACTAGTGAGATTAGGATCGGGTCCCAATTCGCAATCGCTGTACCAGTTTGGTTAGCGTGTGCCTCACCTAAGAATGCAGCATCTTCTTTAAGTGCTTTTTCTTGGTTTTCAAGAATTACAGCTGTTACCGCTTTTCTATAAGGATCTTTAATTTCTGGAAGATCGTTATGTTCAAGAACCGGTTGCCACTTTTCTTGAAGGCTTGATGAGTTATACATTAATTACTCTCCCTTATTTATTTTAATGTTTTTAGTTCTTGTTATAGCAGCTGTGTATTTTGCCATTGTGTCTGAAAGATCACTAGGATCTACCGTACCGCTATTTGATGATGTAGTGTCAACATTGGTTTCAGCAGGTTTTGCTTCTGATGCGAAATAAGACTCTTTAATAGTTTCTAATTTCTTTTTATAATCGTCAGCATCCTCGAAATCAACATTTTCAGTCAATCCCTTAAATTTTTCTTTTTGAGTATCTGCCATAGTTTCAGACACTTCCTCAAAAATATCGCCTCTTGTTAAATCAGCATTTTCTTTCTTAAGGCTTACATTCTTTTCAACCTCAGAATTTACTTTTGCTTTTAACTCATCGATTTCTTTTGCTTGAGCTTCTAGAATATCATACTTTTCGTCAGGAATATCGATATAGTGGTCTTCAAATAATTGTTTTAAACCACCGATGAAATCTTCAGCAATCTCACCTTTGATACCTCTTTCGATAGCAAGTTCATTATCTTTAACCCACTCTTCTACAACATAGTTGAGGTAGTTATCGACTTTTTGAACCATATCTTCTTTCATAGAAGATTTGCTTTCTTCTAGTTCACTAGCATAGTTATCTTCTAGTCTTTCAATTTCAGCTTTTACTTTTGACTTAACTGCAGCTTCAAAAACTGTAGCAGCCTTAGTTTTAAACTCTTCTGAAAGTTCAGATTCGCCAGAAACAAGAGCGTTGACATCTTCTTTAACATCAATATCTTTAACTCTTTTTTCAATAGCTTCTTTCTTACTAGCTTCTTCTTTTTTCTTTTCTTCTTCGTCTTCTTTGTCGTGCATACCTTCGTGATACCCAGCCTTCATGTCTAATTTAGCCATGATGTGTTTGTATTCTTTAGCCATGTCATCTTTTTTCATTTCTTTCATTTTATCATACATAGCTTGAAGCATACCAGCTTTAGTTTTTGGCATCTCGTGCATACCTTCTTTTTTACCGTCATGTTCAGCTTCTGAAATATCTTCACCATCGTGGTCTACTTCATCACCTGCAGCAAGAGGCTCTTTGATTTTAGAGGAACCCATAGATTGTGGTGCAGTTTCAGCAGCCCCAGCACCTTTAGTTGGAGCAGAACCGTCTTTCTTAACTTTCTTAGCGTTAGTTATCTTGCCTTCTGGATTATCAGTAGTTTCCCCACCAATATCTTCAATAGCACCATCGACTTTTTTCATAGGTTCGCCCTTAACAGCATTTGCAGTCGGAGCTGCTTGACCATTGGCTTCACTCACCTCTGTTTCAAGTTCTTCGACTTTGTTTTCTATTTCGGACATTAATATTCTCCCTATTTAAAATATATATTTTAATTGTTATAATATTTATAAATTACAAATTTTTCAAGAATTTATTGAACACAGCTGCTTTTTTCTCAGCAAGCTCATGTCTTTTTGCTCTCTCTATTTCTTTTCGTAATTCATTCACTTCTACCTCTTTAATGATACCATTATCCCAAACCCACTCTTTACCTTCCATGACACCTTGAACAAAGGCATCTGGTGCAGATGGGTCGGCCACAATATCCGCGGCAGTTGCCAGATAAAAATCACTTTTTACATAATTTGCACCTGACCTGTTTTCTAAAGACCCCATGCCTCTAGAAGAAACTCCTAATTTAGCACCTTCATCTATCAAAGACTTAACAATATTACCGTATGGAGTATTTGTTATCTTTGCTTCACCCATAAAATTCTTACCATCTGGATATAACTTGGTAATCATATGTGACACTCTTTCCAAGTTTACAGTTGGTCCATCTGGGTGTCCTAGTTCACCGAAGGCTCTCTTTTCGTTAATAAATTTCTTGGTATATCTAGAAACTTCTTTATTCAAAGTTTCCATAGGATATACTCTACCGTTTCTGTTTTTCAGATCGGCTTGCATGAAGACACCCTTAATAAAATAATTTTTTTTATTATTGGTTTCTTCGGTTACAAACTCTATATCTGTTATCTCTTCCCTAATAAGTTTCATATTTGTTCTCTCGTAATATTTATATTATCTTAACTCCAATATGATAGTATAACTATCACCGTTTACAAAATTTTTCGTAGAAAATAGTATATCACCTGTAGGTGTAGTCGCATTATTTGCAATTTGGATGGCAGGGGTCTGTAAATCGATTGTCCCACTGCCACCTAAAACCATTGCAGTTGCGTTAGTCGCACCGTCATATACTAATTCTACTGCTCCGTTTCCACCCACCGTGTTAATACTGTAGATTACTCTAGCAATCTTTGTAGATGAGGAGGCGTGATTAAGTTCACTTGCATCTACTTTTTTTACTAGACTCTCTCCTGTACCGTCACTAAGGTTAGTGAATTTCATCACGGTCTTTGAACCAGAGACATCAGTAATAGTTTGACTTGTAACTGTATCAGCCATTACGGATTAGTTGCTTCGTTAGTATTTGTGAATCCAGATATTTTGTGAAACTCGGTAACTAATGTAAATGTTCCTGTTGCATTAACAACATTGACATCACCACTAATACCTGACCCAGCATTATTAGTTAATGCAGGTTGTCCCGGCATATATCCGTATGATCCATTACCTGTTAGTATAGTACATTGAACATTAGTTGTAGCATCCCATTTAAGTTCTACTCCACCTGATGCACTCTCTATACTATAAAATATTTTTGCGATAGATAGTCTTGGATTACTATCAGCACCAGATAAAGCTGATGCGTCAACAATCTTTACATTATCTCCATCTGCATTTGCTGCGTTGTCACATACTGTTTTAATAATTGTTTTAAAACTAGTGTCAACCAGCGTTTGATTTGTAACTGCCATTTTTGCCTCCTATATGACTTTTGTTATAAACCTTTCGATTTCATTAGGTTTAACTCTATGTTTTCTACCTAACTCTTTCGTAGTCTTATCTAAATTTTTTAAAACAGCAAAAGGTGACTTGCTTAACTTAACCATAATATCATCTACTGCTTTCTTTAGAGCAGGTGATAATTTACGATAATCTGGTGAGCGTTTATGCTCGTCTTTTTCAGTTATCGATTTCAGTAGTTTCGTCAGCGTTTGTGTCATCTTTTGGTGCTTCTACTTTTTTACTCATGATAGTACCAGCTAAGTCTTTTCTCTTATCATCTAAAGCTTGTCCAACTTTAGCACTTAAAGCAGATTTAAATTTTTCTTCTGCTCCAATTTGATCGTCACTAACTATAGCATCTATCATATCTTTAACCACTTCGTTCATTAAAATCCTCCGTTATCTGCGTCAGCTGCAGGGTCTTTAATAATACCTTGCTTAATCTCATCAGCAATTTTCTTTCTTTGGTCTGTTATATCTTTATCAGACATTCTTAATACTCTTCTCATAACAAAGTCCATAGAATAAACTTTTCCAACCATTTGATTGTTAAATAAATCTTGGGCCATCTGTAATCTATCCTTTAACATTTCTGACTCTTTAATTTCAGAATAATAACCGTCTTGAATAAAATCATATTTGACTAGTTCAGACATATCATTATCCCAATCTTCAGGAGTAACTATGTTCTTTAATATGAGTTGCGTTCTAAGCAAATCATGAAATAAAACAACAAATTTTTTTCTAAGCCTACCAATATATTTTGTAAACTTTAATTCGTCCCTTGTTATCTCGGTTGATCTACCTAGACTAAATCCAGACTCTGCTTCAAGTCTAGAGATAGGCACATTGAGAGAACGATATAATTTTTGTTGAAAGTATTTTATATCATCTATCTCACCTAAATTCTGTCCACCTGCTAGTGTAGTGATTTCAGTTCCTCGACCACCTTCTCTTCTTGGTAGCCAAAAATCTTCGAGCATAGACATATATTGTCTATCATCTCTAATCTCACCGGTACTTGCATCGTAAACTAATTTGTTTCTATATCTATTCATTACATCTTTGAGATATTGTTCTGCTTTAATTTTTGGCAGGTTACCTACATCGATGTAAAAAATTCTTCTTTCAGGTGCTCTTGATATTCTGTATATAACAACACTATCCTCAATCATTCTTAACTGATTTACAGGTTTGATTGCTTTATGCAGATAAGATAGAACAAGATTTTTTTGTTGATCTATAATACCTGATGGACAGAATGCTATTGCATCTGGTGATATTTTCATTCCACCTTCTGATGCTGAACCACCTACACCTTTTTCATTGTATATAAAGTAATCTTTATATTCTACCTCTTCTGGCTTACCACCAACTGGAGGCATGTAATTTCCGTTTGTTTTTTTAGTAATTAGTTCACGCATCTTTTTAATTTTGCGTGGATCTATATACCTAACCTCAACAATTCCATCTCTTATGTTTTTTGTGTTAATAATTTTATGATAGTATATTCTTCCATCAACATACCATCTTCTAAAAATATCATGACCTTTTTCGTTAAATTGTAAAAGTCTTAACACATTGTCAAACTCTTTGTGTATCTTTTCTTTGATACTATCGTTTGTGTTAAGTTGGTCAAGATTTAAACGAACCGTAGGATCGTTATCGTCACTAACTATTGCTTCATTGACAACATCTTCCACAGCCATATCACACTCTGGCTGCATTGCCACTTCTCTATATCTTCTTATTAAATCTGCCTCATCACGGACTTTACCCTCCATATCCAGGTAATGCCCCATGATACCACCACCAACAACGGTTTGAGCACCGTCATCAATAGAAGGCAAGGTAAAGTTTTGACTCGCACTTGCCTTCTCTTTTGATCTAGTGATGGAAAAGCCGAATAGCTCTGCCATATTATTTCCTCACTTCTAATTATGTTGTAGTATTAGATTCCCAATACTGGTATTGCCATTCACAAGTAAATTCTTCTACCGCATTATCAGTTGAATAGTCTAATGCTATTTCCTGTAAATTGATAGGGAACATTCCTCTAAATGTGTATGACTTGATTACACTACCATTTCTATCTAGTTGATCAACAAATGCGTCAACCTGATAGTCAGCAGGGTTTTGTAATCCTTGATTGTCACTCATATTATTAATACCGTTTTGCCATCTTTCGATTGCATTTCTTACCAAGAAATCCGTATCATTTAGAATTGTAGTTGACCAAGTAGCAAAAGTTCTTTCTCCTGCTATATTGATTATTCTACCTCTAAAGTTGATAGGTGTTGCAGCAATCGTTGATGCTGGTAACGAAGTAGTTTTACACAGAAAACTCATGCTTTCTGTTTCACCACCTTGTGCAGCAAATCCTGGAAAAGGCATAATAACTCTAAACTGATTGGCTCTAGCTCCACCGCCTTTTAGCTTAGAGAGAAAACTTGTAATTGTAGCCATGTTTTACCTCCTATGCTCCTGCGACTTCACTAAACGCTACACCAGTTCGTGTTGCGACAAAGTTAAGTTTGATAAAGTTAATTGAACGAGCAGGCTTGATAAAAATATCAGCTATGAACTCGTTACGGTCAATTACTTCACCTGTGTTATTTGTGTCATCACAGACCACCTTGAAGTCTGTAATTCCTCGTCTACCTTGTATATCTCTTAGGAAAGGTTCTACTAGGTTTCTAAATTGTGCTCTTGTAAATTCATCGTTGAACTCAAAGAGTTGGAACTTAGCTGCTGTAGAAATTGCTTTCTCCATGAGCAAGAATAGTCGTCTTACATTTATTCTATCGAATGCACTTGGTTTCTTTTGGAAAGTTTTATCTCCA